AACTTTGCCCTACAATTCACGGTTCATGGAAGATCAATGCGAACTTGTAAGGATCTTGGTCTACAATGTGCCAATCCAAAGGCAGTCAATGAAGGTCTTGTAAGTTCCGATGGATGTTCAATCAATGAGTATTGCAATTGTCCTGCTCAGAATCTGATGCCAACGGAAGAAGAACCAACTTATGTTGAACTTCAGAGACTTTTCAATGAAACAAGTGAATGTGCCTTGATTGAAAGTCAACTTGGCAAAGATTACTTGGGATGTGAATTCACAAATCCAACATCTTCGTGTAGTTGCAATTGCCCAGAACAAGGTAAGTATTTCTACAAATATCTGGCAACAAAGAGAACATATTCGACATTCTTTGGAGCTATAGATCAACCACTCAGAAGACAAGCACAGGTGGCACAACTTCAGGCACAGATGATCAAGGTAAAAATACCACCAAACGATACAATAAATGTTGGTTCTCTTGTCGAGATATTTAATACCAACGATCATCCAGAGTATACATCTCACAAATATAAAAAGATATCAGGTAAATGGATGGTTGCTGAAATAGATCATCAGATAACGAATACTGGACATATATTGGAAGCAACTCTTATCAGAAATGGTCTACATTATGATCCAAATGAAAGTAAGACACCACAGGCTATTTTTGTAGGAAAAACAAATAATCAATAATAAATAGTATTATGTTAAAGAAAAATCTACAATACTCAGATCTACCATTCTTCATAAGTAAAAATGCATTTACTGGTGATTTGAATATGGTCAAGGATCTTACTGCAATTCGTCAATCAATAAAGAATATATTGATGACGAATAATGGAGAAAGAGGATTTGATTTTGGATTTGGTGGTAGTCTTTATGCTAGTCTTTTTGAAAATTACACTACCGAATTAGTTATAGATTTACAATCAAGAATAGCAAATAACATATTGACATATGAGACAAGAGTTGAATTGAACGATGTCAGAATTATTAACAATACATCAGATAATGCAATAACAGTGGTTGTGGATTTTTCAATTCCAAATCTAAAGATGAATGATGTCATAAGAATCGATATAGCAAGGACTCGTTAATGGCAAATACCAATACCCCAACCACTTTAGGTAATCTTGAATTTTCCCAGATAAAGGAAAGTTTGACGAATTATCTTTCAAATCAATCAACATTTGCTGGATATAATTTTGAAGGAAGTGCATTACAGTCAATAATAGATCTTCTGTCATATAATAGTTTCTACTATGCTTTCTATGCAAATATGATAAATGCCGAAGCGTTCCTGGATAGTGCTCAAAAAGAAGATTCTCTAATTTCACTTTGCAAACCTCTTGGATATACAGTTCCAGCAAGAACATCTCCATATGCAATCGTTCAAGTTTCATTATTGAGTTCTGATGCTGATATTGCATCTGGAACACAGTTTATAGCAACAAATGCAGATGGTGTTCAATATAGTTTTTATAATCTGGAAACAATCCCAGTCACAGATCAGACCACAGAACCCACTGCTAAGATATATGAAGCGACATCTTACATCGAATTTGATGCTCTTCCAACATTCGACTACGACAATCAAGCAGTTTCGATTGCTGTAGATAATTTTGATCTGGCATCGATAAGAGTTACAATAACCGAAAGAATAGATGACAATACAACATTAGAACAAATATGGACTCCTGTTGGAAACATTGGTTATACTTCCAGAGCAAACGAAAACATCTACTTCGTTGAAAGAACAAGCAATGGTTTTGCTATTATATTCGGATCCAGCAATTCCGTTGGACGATCAATCGACTCATCTATTGAAAAGATGTTTATTCGTTACATAACGACAAGTGGAAGTGATGCGAATGGTCTTTCAACATTTACGGTTCCAGTTCTTGGTGGAGTTGTAACAACCATCAGTGAATCTTCGGGTGGAAAATCAGCACCAACACCAAGCGAAGTAAAATTCCTTGCTCCGAAGTGGTTTGCCGCACAGGAAAGAGCAGTAACTGTAAACGACTACAAGGCATTGCTTCTTCAATCTGGATTCTTCACCAATGCAAATGAATTCAATGTCTTTGGTGGACAAGATATTGTTCCTCCAAGATATGGAAGAGTATTTGTATCTTCCAATTTTGCATCAGATGATGTAAAGATAACCGAGATGATAAATTATCTCAAGGAAAGAAGTGTAGTAACAATTCTTCCAGAGTATGTGTCATCAAATGCGTTGAATGTATATGCTGATTTCTTCTTTGGACTTGGACCAGCAACCACAAATACGGATTCAAAGAAGAGTTCAATTCTTGCAGCAGCGAAATCCATATTTCAGACAAACTATGGAACAGTAGCACAATATAATACCACATTTAGTGCTTCGGATTTCATCAATACCTTGAGATCAAACAGTAATAATGATATCAACACTCTTATCATATCTCCAGACAATTTCAATCTGTATGTGAAAGAAACACTATACGCCGATACTGATTATACATTTAACCTTCAAAATGAATTATATGTCGGTGGATATGGAAATTATGTTGATATTACAGAACCATTTGATGTAAATAGCACAAACTATCCAGACTTCCCATTTGGAAGTCAAGGCGTATTTAAGATTTATGGAACCACCAATTCCGATAAGAATAACAAAATCAATATTCAGTTATGGGCAAGAGCGGAAGATGGAAGTGAAACACAATATGGTGGAGACTTTGGTTACTTTATCACAAATAAAGGAATAATTAATATTAAGAGTGGAATAATCAATGAAAGTGCATTGTTTACCGCTGCATTCAATAAGAAGAGTTTCACAATCGGAACAAATTATAAAACAACATTCACATATAACAATGTAACGATATTCTAATGCTTTCCACTACACTAAACAAACAAAAAGTAACTGTAAATTCAAGTCTTTCTGGATTGTATAATGCAATCACGGGATTGAATAGTTTATTGTTTGCAAATTCATGTCCAACCAATTTTGACATATCAAATCAAATACCATTGTGGATGGTATATGAAAAAGAAGACAGATTAAGTTCTGGCATGGATGGTTTGTCAATATATGATTTTATTCAAAAATATTATGATTGGTTGTATTGTGATGATACTACTGGAGCACAATATGAATTAAGTAAGAGATTACTTGATGTCATCGATGTGGATAAGACCAGAAGTAAATTTCTTGAAAGATTGGCAAACATATATGCCAATGGATTTGATAATTCATCATTGGTTGCAAATGGTGGGTTTGTTCCTGAACAAAATCTAAGAAATTTCATTAACGGAATTAGAAGAACATTTTATCACAAGAAAACAACAGAAGACGGAATTAAATACTTTTTCCATACATTGTATGGCATAGACGAAGAAGATATTCAGATCACCACTCCTAAGAAGTTGATATTGAGACTAAATGGTGGTCGATTCAATAATGATGATTTTTATTTTTCAGGTAAAACTGGAAACTATGAAATAACCAACAATTTAGCTGGAAGTCATTTGAATGGTTCTCGTCTACAGGACGGAAACTGGATCCAGGACTGGTCATATCTCCTAAAGGTAGGAGTTCCTGCATATGCATATAAGAATTCTTATCTGAATATGGCACATCCTGCTGGCATGAAAGTAGTCTTTGAGAAGACGCTTGCTGATTATCTTGGTCCAACATATGACGATACAATTCCAACAGTTTGTGATTCTGCATATCTTAGAAACTATGCAGCGTATGGGATATCATTCAATTATTCTTCGTCCATAAGTGGAATAACATATTCAAATCCAACATATTGGAAATCAATAAAAGGATTACAGTTGTGTGGATTTCCAAGAAATACTGGTTGCTGTGGTACTAGTTTTGCTGGATTTACTGGACAAACCAATTTATTCCCAAATTGGTCTTCAGAAAGCAATTACAATATTACGAATTTTAAAGATATAAATATCAACACAATGTTTGAATTGTGTTATTCTTCGGATGTTGGTGGATCACCAAATTCTGGATTCTCATCTACATGCCCATGATTAGGAAAATCAAATGACTACTAAAAGTACTTCCGTCAAGAATTATATAAAAGATGCTGGTGTGAATACCCAGATATTTTTATTTGCTGGTTATGACCCAGATGCTGCTATTTCAAATTCAACTAAAGTTGCAACCAACACATGGAACTATTCTGATTTTTCTATGAGAGTTGGAAAACAAAGTCTAACCGCTGTGATTCCATATGTCAAATGGGTACAATCAAGACCATATAAGGCATGGTCAACGGTAGAACCAAATACTGGAAATTTTTACGCATACAATGATCAAAATGGATATGTCTATCTTTGTATATCGAATAATACCAGCAATAGAAAAGATACAGGTGCAGAAACTGTTTCCACTATAAGACCAACACATACGGCAGGAATACAAAAATATTCTGATGGTTATTCTTGGAAACCAATGTATAGAATAACCCCATCTCTTGAAAGATTCGTGACATCTAAATGGTTGCCTATTATTTCATTCGAGACATTCGATAATACCGAAACGCAAACACAACTTAGTCTGACACAGACTTTTTGTAACAATTCAACTTCGACAATAGGAAACTGTGGTGTCTTTGCCAAAACACCATTAAGTACTGATGATAATTCAGGAACTATTTAGTATGAAACAGGATCATTGTTCACTATTGCTGAAAATATAAGTTGTTCTGATTGTCACTATTTGATGTACAATAATGAAAAATTTAAATCTGTATTTTATCAAACAACCGATACGATACCAACATCGATTACAATTTATGATAATTATTCTTTGGTTGGATCTTTAATTTCTTCAAATCAATTAAGTCAAGCATCACCTTATTATTATCTTTACGATATAAATGAAAATGACCAATTGAGTGAAGGTGCTATCATTTCAGCATTTATTGATCTATCTGGATTTAGCACATCACAATTGATAACCACTATTGAAAATCCAGAATTTACAATAACAAGTAACACTGGAACTGGTGGACGAATTAGACTTATTACTTCTCTATTAAATGGAAATTATGTAATAAGTGGAATAGAGGTTATTACCTCTGGTTCCTATTACAAAGATATAACATTAGATATGAATTCCTCTTATATATCAATGGATATCGATATGTTATTGGCGGCAATCAATGTTAATCTGGATACTGTCGATGGTCTTGGTTTCGATCCAGTTGATGTTCTTGGATCAGAACATGTCATGGTTGATGCAAGAATAGATAAAAAATTAATTACAGATAGTGGAATATTGCTTTCTGATAGTTTGAATTTCTTCTCAATGGTAGAAAATCCTCTTTCAGAAAGTCCAACAACAGGAAAACAATGGATCTCGGGTTCTGAGAAAACAGTAAATTCCGATGTCATATACAGAACTAGTGTCAGTGTTAAAATCGACAATGCTACATCAGATTTACCAGATACTGGTGAATATTATAATGTTAAAGCATTGACATCTGCTAGTATAACAGATCCAAAAATAACTTCTGCAACAACCAATGATATATTAATAGGCGGAACACAAACAACTTCTTCAATAAATGCCAATGTTGAATTGAAAAATGTATTATTTAATAAATCGGATTATCTTGTCGGATTAACTTTAGGTGCATCTACGGGAAAGAATCCAACGGTGAGAAATGGAAATATAATAGCAAAAATTAATGCTAAACCAACATTTGTACAATATTCTGGAAAACCTGTAATAACTTCCAAACTAAATACCGCACTGTCAATAAGTGATACCGATTCTGTAATTATTCGTATAAATATGGTAAAAGGAATGTAAGATGCCAAAAAGTCCTCTTGGAAATTTACCTCTAAAAGATTCACCTTATTATAGTAGAATTACCTCTGAATATGGATCAGAAGGTAAGAACTATTACATGGTGGCATTTAATCCTGGATATTCCCTTCAGGCATCGGAATTGAACGAAATTCAGGAACTTTTCTTTCTAAATCAAAATTTAACCCAAAGAATGAATCAACTTTGGAGTAAAGCGGCATATACCAAAATCCCATTCTGGGAGGGTCTGATTCCACTAGATCCAACCACATTATCAGCATCCACCCCAACAATACAGGCATCCAAGGCATATACCACAGTCACAATCAATCCAGGTTGGTTCTTGTGGACTGATACTACGAGCAAATTGAGTTTCTGGATATACCAACCAAACACATATACCAACATTTCTAAAAACACCGATGTCGGTGATTCTGTTGGTTATATTGGATTCGATGTAACCAAAAGTGTAGTCATATGCTGCCCAACATCATCATGTGACACCGATGTTGGAGATGAAAATCTAAGAGATAATTCTTCAGGAAATGTAGTAAACGAATTCACCTGTGGTGCTTCAAGACTTAAGGCA